AAAAGCTGTGGTCTTTGAGTAAACTTTTCTTGTGTCTTTTTGTTTACACCACTAGCTTTCATTTTGAATTTGAAGAAAACATTACCGCTTTCTTCTTTGTAAGGTTTAGGTGCAGATTTAACTTTTTTACCTTTATTGTCTTTTTCGGCTTTAGCTAGACTGTCTTCTATAGCTTGGTCTGTTTCTTTAACCATCTGTGAAGCGTCTTGTTTATCTATTTTTAAAGTTACCTTAAATTCTCCATGTTCATTAAAACGAACATCAGGTTTCATAAGGTGAGGATATATTGCTTCCCCTGCTACACTTACCTTAATTGGTATATCACTCATAATTTAACTCCTTTTATTTGTGATTGAAAAGCTAACTGTTTAGTTAGCTACTAGTGGAACTTTATATCCACTAGTGCATACTTCTATATACAAAAAAAGGTAGACTTCTTTACTTGCTCTAAATCAAGGTTTCCTCTAGTTGGCATATCTGGGAATTTCTTTAAGTTCTTCTCAGATAACATGCTTCTCATATCATTCGCAAAATCCATCAAAACATCTTTTTGGTAGATTTCACAAAAAGCATCTCTAATTGCATTTGCCATTGTTTTTGTATCGGTAACAACGCAACCAAAACTGTCATGGATTAAGCTAAAATTATCAACTCCTGCTTCTTTAGCTTTTACTACTGCTAACATTAAACAAGAACTGTCTAAATGATGGATATAATTTGGACATACAGATTGAGAAGTTTTTCGTTTATCAATTTCATCAGTATCAGAAGCAATAGATAATTTAACAATGCTATCTCCCATTTTAGTTTTGACACGTTTACTTTCTTTTTTGTAACACATCATTTGAACTGGAAATCCTAAAGGACTAGTCCAACAAACTGGCAGATTTTCTGATGCAACTAGTCTTGCGACTGTTTTTAAAAACTTCATTATTCTTTTTGCACCAAGAACAACCTCATTAATAGCTTCCCAAACAATCGGTGTTAAATATTGAGTAGCTTTAAATAAGTCATCTCCAAATTTATGTTGAGTTCCTCTTTCAGTTAATTCTTTGACAATATGGTCTTCTAAATATTGTCTACAAGAATATCTTGTTAAAGAGTAAGGTAAACACATCACTGGTTTCTTACAAATTTTTCTATCAATCCCATACTCTAACCAAAGAGAAGAATAATAAGCATCATAATACTTTTTCTTTTCCTCGTCTGTTCTAGGAAATCTTTTATATTGTCGTAGTTTTTCACTAACTTTATTTGCTACTAAATTATAAACATCACTTGGTTTATTTAATGGAATTAAGTTTGTTGCTTTTCCACCAAACTCATCTCTAATTAACGCACTGTAATGTTGTAAACCTGAGTTTGAACAATCAGCTTGAATTGGAAGTGTAGTTATAAATTTTTCAGAATAGTCAGTTTTTACCCATTCTTTCCACTCATAACAAAATGCTAAAAAGCAGAAAGGTTTATCGCCACTTGCCCACCATGTATTTTCTAAAGGTTTATCAGCACAATCAATAATTTTTTGAGTATTATCTTTTACCCACTGAACTCTTATTGATAGTTCTTCTTTATCTACCTCTCCAAATAAATTTGCTCCTGCTATAGCAAAAGTATTAAAGTTGTCTTCAATTTTTTTACCAAATTTAAACTTTAATAATGCTCTACTATAATCAGCACTTTGTGGAGATAACATTGCAGGTTTAGGATAGATGCGTCCTCTAAAATCCAATTGATAAGGATAAAAGAAGCCACCCTTTTCTATAAGCATTTTAGCTTCTTCCATAATCTGACGTACTTGTATGAATTTAGAGTTTTGTTTTGCTCTATTGGAATAAACCTTAGATGCTTCTCTTTTCCATTTAATAGTAGCTTCTTGATTAACTCCTATATCAACAGGTTTTATTGGAAGTTCTATTGTTTGTGGATTTACTGGAAGTTTGCCTAAAGGAAAGTCATTTAACATACAGGTATTAATAACCTCATATATAGGTTTATTAATGACCCATTCTGTATGTTGCATGATATTGACCGATTGATAAACAATAGGCATTTCATGGACTTTATTTTTAAGTTCTTCTAAGTATCTTCTATTGGTCGCTTTTACTAGGTTGTAGTGCATTATTTTTGCTCCTTATTTTTAGACAAAGTATTACTAATTTCCTTTGCTGATTGTTGTTTATAGTTATGCTTTTTTCCATAATAACCACCGACAAATGGGTTTTCCCACTCTCTTGGTGGCATAAGCATTGGCAAATATTTCGGATAAAGACTTTCATTCCTAATATTAAAGTTCTTTATTTCATCAATAATTTTAGGTGTAGCTTCAACGTAAGTAATTGTTTTAATTTTATTACGTTTTCTATTTTGATGTTTAATAAGTCCTAGTTTTTCACAATAGGATATTAATTTACAACCAAGATGTAATCTCCCCTCTTTACCCCAATCGTCAAATTCAAGTTCATGTTTGTTCATACAATATGTCCAAACATTACGTTTATATTGATACCTGTTGGCGTTCTGAGGAATGTTCTTCCCAATTAGTCTTTTAGCTACTTGGTCATATTTCTTTTTTTCTTCATCTTTAAAAATAGTTATTCTGGCTTCTAACATTAAAGCACTACCTATTTTTATAGATAATTTATTCAATGTCGTCTCAGTAGAAATTCCATCAATAATATTTTTTAAAGTTATAAGAGATACAGTGTCCCAAACACTTGGGTTCTTATCTTGAAATACACCATCAAGAAAAGCTGACTGAGGTAAACATTGACATAATAATTTTAAAGCAGTTTGTTTATTTCCTGCTTCTCCGCTAATCATTGTCTTTATCTCGTTATTAACTATATCCGATAATTTAGTGATGTATTTTTGTTGAAGTACAATTCCGTATAATGTTGTACTTTCTTGATTATCTAAAACTGCATCTTTGATTAGTTTTTGGTATCTTGAAACACCGCCTCTAATCATAGCTTCTTCAAACTGCAGTTCTTCTTCTATCTTCTTTGTATAATCTTCATTTTTTTGGAACTTTCCCCCAACACCAACTTTTACTAATTCCTCTAATTGTTGTTGAAGTAGTGTCTTTTGTTCTAATGTACTCATACTGTTCTTATCCTTATTAAGTTAAGTATGCAGTAGTGAACGTGTTGCATTAACAAATGGCGTACATTGATACATTTGTTGCATTTGTTGCAGAAACTACCCACTAGTGCATACATGTTTATTTTAAAAAAAGTATGTTGGTATTGCTGAAAAATATGCAGTAGTGGGTATGTATTGATTTGGTGGGTAAATCCTAAGTCTAGCCAATGACCTAGAAGCCGCACTTTCTCTATACATACCCTTTCTACATTGCAACATTTTTTTCTCAATGCAACATACACTGCAACAAATTTTGAAAAACAAATCGTATCTACCGATTTATTCTTCCCAGAATTATTGCTTTTTCTGGTGGGCAAGGAGAGACTTGAACTCTCAAGGATTGCTCCGTCCGCTCCTAAGGCGGGTGCGTTTGCCAATTTCGCCACTTGCCCACAAACGAAAGCGAAATTAACAGATAACATTTTTTGTTCAACCCTTGTAGTCATTATTATTTAGTCCTTATTCCTACTGTTGTGTCCTATCATGGTATTTTGATTATGAAGATAATTGTCAAATTCATCATCTGACAACTCAGCAATTTTAATTGCTCTTTCATAACCCTTTGCAGTAGGTTGAATGTAATACCTTTGTGCAGTCTCTACACAAGAATGTCCTGCCATTTTAGAAAGGACTTTTGGTATTACTCCTCGTTCTCCCAGTCTAGTGCAGAATGTTCTTCTCGTTATGTAAGGCGTAAAATCTTCAATCTTACATATCTCCTTATATTTCTTAAACAATGCTTCAGTTCTATGTTTAGAAATTTCAAACATTCTTTGAGACTGCCTTGTAAGAGCAACATCTTTATATCTTTTAGCAATTTCAAATGCTCTCTTACTTAAAGGTAAATTAATTGATGGTTCTTTTGTTTTTTCTCTCCAAAAACAAATAGTACCTTTTTTCCAATTAATATCCTTTATGGTAAAAGTACGAAATTCAGTCTCGTACCTCATGCCTGTATCTATCAACCAATAAAAAGCATCAGCATACTCATTATCTCCAAGTTCTTTAGCTTTGGCATAGACTTCGTGTTCTTCATCTATAGTTAAAGTATGCTTATCTTTTACTTTACCAATCGGAAGATTTTTCCACCCATAATTAGAAATTTCTTGTGGGTCAGGATTAAGAACTTTATCTTTGTTCATTTTGCCATACTTAATAGCATGGGCAATACAACATCTGATAACTCCTAATCTTCTATTGATAGTATTGGTTGTTACAGTACCCAAGTTATTCATTTTACGTTCCTTTACTCTTTTCTTTAAAAAAGAAATAAAGTTGTCGTAGTTTTCATGGGTTTGTATTTCGTGCATGTCAATACTTTTAGGAAAGAACGCAAAGATGTCATTAGCTAAAATAGTAACACCTCTTTCTTGTGCTTTACCTTTCCATTGTTTTTCAAAAGTAGCGTCATACACTTCTTTTAGAGTAGCTACTGCACCCTGACGTTTAACTTTAGGTGTTTCAATGCCATGAGTAGCAATATGCTTTAAAGCTAAAACTTTTTCTTTCTTAGCTTCATCTAATGCTTCCAGAAATGCTTTTTCATACTGAAATGAATTATACTTTTCTGGTAAGTCTAATCTAACAGTTTTACAATCAGGAATTATTTTCATAACTCCTGCATCTGTAACCTGCTTTCTTGTCTGTATGATTAGAGATACAGACTTCTTACCTTTACGAACTCTAATACCTTTAGGTAATAAAGAATGTAAATGTATCTTCTCTGTTTGTGCCAT